AACGATGGATAATAGCCACTCCCCAATTTTTCCACATAGCATATGCCATATCAGATTCCGATACGGTGTCCATTGGGCTGGCTATAATAGGCAATGCAAACTCAAGTTCACCAAGATTGTTGGTCAAATTGACCTCTTGCCTGCTATAGATATCACTATATTGAGGCACTAATAATACATCATCATACGTTAAAGCTGTTTTCATTACCACTCCTTTAAAAAATTGTCTATGTATTCTCGCGTATACCAAGTGTGAGGATCGGGTTCAACAGGATCGGGAACAACCAGATAGCCGTCCGGTTTGAATAAAATAACACTTGGCACTCCATTAATCTGCTCTGCAACGGCTTCCGCGACGACCTCTTCTTCATCAGAAGAAACGAAAAATCTAATATCTCCGTGGTACTTCCTTTCTAGCGAATAAACAATAGGCTCAAACTTGTGACACAAATGGCAATGATCACTCTTCACAAACAGAAGCGCACGAGCATTGCCACTAAAAAGGTCATTAAGCTTTTTTAAGCTCATTTTTTGCATTTATCGGCTCCATACATTCAGGGCAAAACAGCTTTATATCTTTAGTTGCTTCAACCACTCGCACGTTCCAAGTAAAAACATGTTCTCGATTCTTCTTATCAAAATATTTATGACACCCAAAACAATGATCTGGAAGGTGACTGAATAAGCCAAGGCGGCTCGTCATTGCCTTTTTAATAACTTTGTTGGCTTCTTTTGTTTGGCGTCTTGCCAGTTTTCTTTCTAAACTTCCCATTATTTATTGCTCACAGTTGATATACGAACATGATTGCGTGACATCCCAACCACTGGTGGTCCCCGAAAAACAACGACCGCTGACGGAAAAGGCGCAGAGCCTTGGTCGCTAAACTTTAAACGACCTTTGACAAAATAAACCTCGTCTGCTTTCATACAATAGTTGTGCCAATATTTTGTATCTGTCCTAGCCGGGATAAGACAGACCACAGTAGTGTGTGGTTTTCCACCCTCGTCAAATGCCTTTTTCAACCACTTGTCAATTCCCCTGCCGTATGGAGGATTCATAAAAACTTTATGTCCCTCCCAATCCTGCATCAAACCGTCGTCTTCTTGGGTAAAATATTTATCACACTTGGCGGTTTGTGGAGTGGAACAAGGATCTAAAGTAAATTGAAATGTGTCATTTAGTTTCTCATAAAAATCCGCTGGGGTTTCCCACTCGCTGGATGCGCTACTAAACATTGTCTTCTGTATTTCTTTGTTCACTTGTCCCCCGTGCTTCCCAAGGCTCCTTCGCCTCTGGTTGAATTTTGATTAAGGTTGTCTTCTGTTGCTTCTTCCACTTCACATGGAACCATCGGAATCATAACTGCTTGGGCGATCTTTTGCCCCGGTTGAATGATGCGAGTTGCTGCACCAACGTTATGTAAATTAACAAAGACTTCTCCATTATAGCCGCTGTCTACCACACAAGCTCCAACCAACAATTGCTTTTTTGCAGCTACACTTGATTTATTTTTAATCTCCAACATGTAACCATAAGGCACTTCAACTTTTATTCCCGTTGGAACAATCTTTGATTCACTGGGATGAATACAATAATCCATTCCATACAGAGCGTGATCCTTGGCTGGGCAATAAAACAGATCCATCCCCGCATCTGCTGCGTGTTCCCTCTTGGGCAACTTTGCACTCTTTCTTATTCGAAAAACTCGCATCTTCCCTCCTATCCAATAAGTTTCCATGAATTATAAAAAGCTCTACTTGAAAACCCCCATTGCTCGCTGTAATCGAGCTTCGCCATGTAGGGTCGATTCAATCTAATAATATCTTTATTGGGGTCAACTCCCCAACACTTAATTGTCTCTTGTTTTGAAGTTTCGTCAATGACTCGTACAATATAAAAGGGTTTTCCCTTGCGTGTCTTCTTGACCAACACCTCCCGTGGGATAAACCACGCCGCGCCCAACTCTCGGTCGAACTCTCCCAAGGGGGGGATACAATAATGATCCAACCGTTCTCGGATATGATCCGACATGACAAGATGAAAGGGAAAGGTTCCCAACAAATCTACCAAATATGCCAACTTTTCTTCTTTTGAAAAGCTGCTCTCTGGCTCATAAAGCTCAATGTTCTCTTTAAACTTTTTAAGATTCTTTGGTCGATCAACCGCAACTGATGACCAGAAGTGTTTCAAACCGGAAAACCTATCATCCATCAGCCCATTTAAAGTTTGAGAGCGCACCAGAACGTCTAAGGCTTTTTTGTTTAACTTAGAGTAAACAATGTTTTCGTTAAACAAAAACTCCTCAATTGTATTGAAAGGGCGATTATTAACAATCTGTTCAATTGCTTTCTCGCCCAAGCCCTTGATTGAAGAAAGAGGCTGAACCAAAGTCTGATCGTCATCGCCAATCTCCCAAACCATACCAGAACGATTGATGTCGGGATACTCTACTCTAATCCCAAAGCTTCGCACAGTATTGATAGCTCGTTCCTTTCTGCCTTCTGGTTCTTTGTCAAGATATGCTGCCATCCACTCCACGGGATAGTAATTAAGAAGATGGGCACACTGATAGCTAAGAATAGAATAGCTAACTGCGTGGGACTTATTAAAACCATATCCTGAGAAGTACTCAAAGGTTTGCCAGAGCTTTTCGGCTTGTTTGGTTGTGATACCTTTCTCTTCACAGCCCTCAACAAACTTGTTATGGATCTTCTTTTTCTTTTCATATGTCTCACCTGTGGTTCCCTTCTTCGTCAAAAGCTTGCGAAGCATGTTGCCCTCGTCAAGCGACAAGTTCTTGCCCAACTTGTGAGCCAACAACGCAATCTGCTCTTGGAAAATCAAGTAGCCATAAGTTTCCTCGGTGACTTCCTTGACCAGAGGGTGTAAGTATTTAATATCCTTTGGATTCTTCTTAGCCTTTATATAGCTGTTATGCACGTTGGCTGAGAGTGGACCGGGACGATAGATGGATGTGATGGCTGAAACGTCAATGATCGAACGAGGCTTGGCTCGTTGACAGAAACCCTGTGCGCCCTTCTCGGTAAACTGGAACACGCCAGCCCACTTGCCCTTGTGGAAAATGTTTTTGTAAACTTCCTGATTGTTTAGGTCTAACTTCTCTGGGCTCAGGTTTTCATCGTACCATTGTTTGACATCATCGAACGTAGGGTTTTGTACCCCATGATGCCGCCGAAGCAGATGACGGATACAACCCTCAACCATTCGCAATGATGCGAGTCCAAGGATATCAAATTTAATAAAGCCAAGAGGCTCAAGATGTCTAACATTTTGTCCTTCACTCCAAGGTGTCTGCTGCACACCTCCACTATTAATTAGTGGCATATGAGTGTTCAATTTATCAGCAATCACCACCCCACCAGCGTGTCGAGAAATCGACCGCAATTGCCCTGTTAAGGCTTTGACGTGAATTTCAACGTGTGGATACTTCCGCAAGAATTTCTTAAGAGAATCAGAAAACTCCATTAACTCTTCAAAAGTGGGATTGTATGCGCCAGCAGTAATACCGTGACGTGCCTTTGCAAGCGGTGTTGCCTCCAATACCATCACGCTTGTGACGCGATTAACTTCACCAAAATCAATCCCATAAAATTTAGCAATATCTTTAATCAAAGAACGAAGCTGCAAAGTATTATAATTTGAAATTGGGACGACAGTGTTATTGCCCCACTTCTCAATAAGGATTTCTTTCAAATGCATGGGATCGGCAACATCATAATCAATGTCGGGATAATCTGTTGCGTCCTTACGCAAGAATCGACTAAAGAGTAATCCATACTTTAATGGATCAATCCCGGTAATGCCAAGCACATATGCGACAAGACTGCCAGCGGCAGATCCTCGCCCAGCGCCGACCAGTTGAACCTTGACAGCTTCATCACTCACCGCCTTCATTGTTAAAAAGTATTTTGCAAAACCACGATCTTCAATAACGCGAAGTTCTTCTTTAAGTCGATCGACATAAACTTGGTCTGTGTGAAGATCAAAACTCTTTAGCCCTTCGACACACAGCCTGCTCAATTCGTCCGGTGCGGTTGTCCCTTCGGGAACCACAAAGTCTGGCAAGCGAACAGTCGCATCAGGATAAAATTCCTCAATACGATTGAACGCAATATGGTGAGTGTTTTCCAGCGACTGCCGAACCAGATTATCATCATACTCAAAGCCCAGTTCATCAGCCGAAGACTTGTAAGCCTCCCACATCTGATCGCCGTTCTTCGGATACAACTCGTACATCAAGTCTTCACGCTTCTCAGTAAGCGTTGAGTCGCCATATTCAGGTTTGGCTTTGCCAAGCCAGCCAAGTTGTTTATAAAGCTCACGGTCCTTGAACATCTCTGGTCGCGGATAATGAGCATCAGCCGCTGAAATCAACTCGGTGTTAGTTTCTTTAGCGGCGCGGATGATATGTTGATTTACTTCGTGTTGCTCTGGAATACGATTCCACTGAAGTTCACAGTAAAACCTGTCTCCAAAGATAGACTTGAACTCGTTGATGGTCTTGACCATCTCTTCGTGAACAGCCTCTGGACCTGTCTCTCGATTGTTCCAGAAACACTTAGACAATGGTCCACCAAGACACGCAGAGGAAACAATAATCCCCTCGCTATGCTCTCGCAACATCTTGTAATCAATACGAGGGAAACGATAAAAATTCTCGTCCTCAAAGGATTTTGAAATCATTGTAAAAAGATTATTCAACCCTGTTTGGTTCTGTGCTAGCAGAACAAGATGCGCTCGTCGGTTGAGGACGTGCTTGGCAGAGCGCTTGCTTTCCTGCTCGTCTTCGATGACCGGACCAGTGGCTTCCTTCTTCTTTTTCTTTTTTTGGTTCGCCAAATGTTCTTCTTTCTCTACCTTCCACTTATCAAGGTCGTCAATAAAGTAAGCCTCGATCCCGTAGATCGGCTTGAACTTCTTGCCTTCTTCGTTCATTTTTTTAGCGTGAAAAACTTGGTGGGGCAACCCTGACATGTTGCCGTGGTCTGTGAGTGCCAACGCATCACTGCCGTTCTCCCAAGCAAAATCGATATGGTCGGATGGATAACCCAATCCGTCAAACATACTGTACACGCTGTGACTATGCAACCCTACAAACGGGATGCTAGATTTAATTCGTTCGGACAATTTTCCCCCCTACGATATTATTCAATAAATCCGCTTTCGTAACTGGTATCTTCTAGTCTTTCTTCTAATACTTTAATATTATCTCGCATTTCTATCATTTTGTCAAGGAAATAATCAACAAAACGTTGTTCTTCGAAACTTAATTGATAATAATTTGAAGGAAATTTAAGTTCCTCTAAAATTCCATGTGGAACTTCCTCATAAAGATCAGCCCTTTCCATTCTCCGTGCCTCCTACTCTTTGCAATTCTCTGCGTTGCGCTCCTCGCAACAAGATGTCAGCCTTCTGTCTCTTGATACAAAGGTTCTCATTCTTTATGTAGTTTGTATATCCTTCCCATGACGAAATATTTTCATAGTTTTTTAATTCATGCGTATATGCCCCATCTAATTTAACAGGTTCTAAAAATTTGTCAAGAGTAAAATAACGACCTGAGTATCTTTCTTCTAGGGGTCGTTCTTCTTTCCACTTGCCGTCTACTTTAAAGTCTGATAGTGTTTTATGTTTCATTGTTGCGCGTTGCAAGAAGGAGAGTTTAGCCTTTTTGATTTCGGCAGGAGTAAGCGTGAACCCCATGTATTCCCCGTCGAGCGCTGTTTTGCCATTGTAAGAAAAGAAAAATCTTTCCTTCCATATCTCTTCTCGGACATCTTGTGGCGCATATGGAGAATAAGCCCCGTAGGGAAAGGCAATGTAATATTTATGTGGAAGCATCCATTCGGAAAACCCCGCTGCGACTCGACGGGCTGTGTCAGCGCCGACGACGATTCCCCACGCAAGGCACCCGCGTTCAGCCGTGTCTTTGGCACTCATTCGTATGTAATAGATTGGGATATGTTTCTGTTCTTCCTTGGGAAATTTGGCAAACGTCTTCCAATAATACTTCGGATCGTAAACCCACTCCCCAAACATCTCACGAAACAGGCGAACATTTTCTTCTGGCAACACCAAATAAATCGAGGAACATCCCGCCGAAGCGCACTCTAAGACGGCTCGCTCGACGGCTGTGAAGTTGGGTGCCAATGGGATGAGGCTGTCATGCCATCTAAAATTAAAGTCGAGCGGTAAACCAGCCACGGGGATAATTCCGACAATGTGGCGAAGGTTGGTTTGATTTCCTTCCATAACTTTTCCTCTGGTGTTCTCATGTATTTAAAATAACTTCTTTTTTCGTATTCGTTAAAGGTTAAATTTCTGGTTAGTCTTCTTTTATTCTCGGCTTTGAGAGCATAGTATTTATATTTCGTTGGGTCTTCCATCGAGCGCCCGTTGCGGTTACCACGCATCCCCAGCACGTTCTTCATGATGTCTTTGACTTTATAAATTAAAGTCACGTCGCCATAATCAAAATCGTATAACTGGTTTTCCTTTAGGTATGACGCTGCGCCCACAAAATGTTTTGTAGCATCCTTGTAAAAGTGAAGCTCTTTCACAAAGTCATCACCAACATAATGATACACCTGTTGATGCTTCTCACAATTTAAATAAATTTGGTCCAAAACAAAAAGATCGTTGTCTTTTTTCTCAACCACTTGAAGATCATTAACCATCGTGGGATCAAAGATATAAGCCTTTTTAATTTTGTAGTTGAGGAGAGTGTTCTTGCCTGTAATAATTTTTAATGTCTTCTCGTCAAAGCGGATAGCTTGATTGCCCATCCCCAGAATTCGTCCCTCGATTCCGGCGTGGATCAGAAGCATCTCGTAAATTTTTCTTTTTTCTATGCCGTCTGTAAACTTTTCAAAAAAGAATGGTTGTTGTGGCTCTTTAAAAACGATGTGATGTTTGTGCTTGTGAGCAAATAAAAAGGCAGCAGGGCTTGACCCTACCACCACATTATTGACATGAGTAAAGATATGACGCTTTAACTTCTTCAATCCTGCATGACTCCGTAAACATAATTTTCCAAAACTAAATCATATTCTTTATTCTCACACTTAATTGCATTCACCATCGATCGCTCTACAACAATTTTATTTCCAGCAACAACCGAGAGGTTACAATCCGTAGCCACGGCTAACACCTCAACTACTTCGTAAGGATCTTTCGACTTTTCGTAATCGTCAGGAAGAACAAAGGAGCGGTCAATGACCGGCTCCTCGTTCTCTTCCCGCTTAACGAAAATGTGTCTGTTCAAAGGAACAAACATTATTCCTCTCCCAATTCATGAGGATCGCCACCGCCAAAAGTATAAATAAGGTTTTCATAAACATCTGAAAGGTTTTCAAAATCAACCTTTTCTTCCAACAAACGAAACGCCTTCATCGCTACAGAAATATCTTCTCTGTCAAGCCATTTGTTTTCCAAATAGTTTTTACGCAAGTCCTTTCGCTGGTCACGATAGGGCTGCATACATTCTTCAATTGCTGCAATGGATTGAATATAATCTGCAATATGCTGTGCTCGGTTCTTCTCTTCCATAAAATTCTCCTAAATTCTTGTAAGCTTCTTGTTTAAGTCGGTGAAGCCACCAATAAAAGTTTCTGTACCAGTCTCTGTTACTTCAAAAATAAGCGGTACTGTTAGTTGCTGTGTCCGCTCTTTTATCTCCACCAGTATATCAGACCCAGCTTCCATTGTCAAGTATTCATACTCAATATTTTTGCGTTCAAGCAAGTTTTTTGCCATTACGCAGAATGGACAAGTTTCTGTCCCATAAATTTTATACTTCATCTACTGGTTCCTTGCGTGGTCGTCCGCGCTTTCTTTGTCCGACAACATCGGCTTTATAAAAGTTTTTATTTTTTCTGTCGGTGGTTGTCGCTTGAAGAATAAAATAAGGTCGCTCTTCGTCTTCTTTGAAAGTATAACGATACAACTCTAAAAACCCATATGGTAGAACTTTTTCTTTCTTCGGTCGGCGACCGCGACCCGAATACTTCGGCTCTTGTGGTTCATTTAACTCATCCAAACAATGCTGTATAAACAGATCATCGTTACCTAAAGTTTTACGATAAACTGGCTGATAGTGGAGATACATCCCGACTGCCCAGCGAGTCTTGTTAAGACCTTTAATTGGATAATTGGGGCTCAAATAAGAGCCCGCAAACTCTTTGTTTTTTGGATTTGGTAAAAACTGTGGCTTGTGCGGCTTAATTTCGCAAATTGGCATAAAGCCTCCTGTGTTATTAATATTAGTATAGAGGGTTTTTGGAGATTTGTCAAGGATTTATTATGAATAACTGCCCAACAACTTGGTCAAGCCCGATTTTGACATAAGTGCTTTGCCTAATCGAAAGGCTTCACCGGCTGTAATTGCGCGGCTTAAAACTATAAATTCGCGAATGTGACCATTAAATGGCACGCTGACCGGTGGTGTTTTGCCGTCTCGCGCCCCCAGAGTTGCGTATTGGGTGTTCCAGCCAGCATTTGTTGTGGTATTCGAAAACTGCTCGACGGCATTTGTTGTAGGCTCGCCGCTGACGTAACTAATCAAAGTGTCCTCTGGCGCGGTGGACCTATCATAAACTGAAACAAGGGAGTTGTTTAAATTTGGAACACCTTGTTTTGTAGATAAAACCCAACTATCTTTGGAACCTGCCGCTTCGCCCATGCCCGAGAAAAACCTATTCGCGGTCTCGCCATCGGTAAGATACCCGTGTACTAAACCATCTTTTTGATGATAGTTGGTATCACCAAGCTCCAAAACAAACGCCGATTCATTTGCAGATGTAGAAACAGAAGCTACAGTGTTCGCTGCCATAGCGGAGGCAAACAAGTTGGTTTGCGCCCAACCCAAAAAATCATCACTATTGTCAAACTTTACGGCTGGTCTGCTGTTTAAACCATCAACATCTAGAGTGGGGCGATAACCAGCAGTGCCTTGAGTGTCCGTTCCGTTGCCCTCTTTGGCTGACCATGCGGAAATGGCTGCGCCGTCTGCCACGTCTATGTCATCAGCATCAAGCCAAGTGCCGATGTCAGAGCCGGCGATTGCACGAATAACGCTATCTGCGCCCTTGCCGCGATCAGAAACGCTTTGCTTACCACCTCCGGTGGAACTAAGCGACTTCGCAGTTTTCGCACCGAAACCAGTTCTTAACATTAGCCAACACCCTCGTTACCGCTCCAATTAGTGAATCCCGGCAGCGAAGCAGTTGGTATACCAGTTAAACCGGCGACCACTGACGCAGTAAGTCCAATAGAGCCGCCGGCAAGAAGCCACAGCGAAGCTATGCGCCATTCTCCGGTATAAGATTCGCCATTATTTAAAACAAAATAATTTGAGGGGGCACCAATCTCTGGACCTTCAACGCCATTTTCGCTCCAGCCGACCCGCAATTCAGCGTTCGCGCCTTCTGAGTTGTTTATAATAGTGACAAAATTAGTAATATTGTAAAATTTTATTTGTTGGCTCTCGCCATCGTCCAATTCGATCGATGAGGTCGCCCACGGGATTGAACTCATTTGGTATTGCCCGACTTCGGCGATGCCGGGTGCGCGATAATAATCGGATAAGTTTGCCATTTTATAACTCCATTAGTGACACGTTACACTATTAAATAGTAATATAAACCCTAAAAAACTTAAACTATGTCACTTCACAACTTCCACCAGCGCAAGCCAATTCTCCTTGCAGACTAGTGTTGTCCTCTACTTCCATTATTTCTTTTATTTGAACCTTTTCCAAACTCCGTACCAGTACCTCATATTTTTCCCTGGAGCAGTCTTCAAAGGGAGCTTGCTTATAGGTGTGGTCAGAGTGGGGCAAAACGGATAAACCATTATATTTATTTCTATTTTCCCACATCCAATCGCCAACATCATGCCACTCAGCCTCTTTGATGCTGATTGTAGCTGAAACATTATGGGTATTTTGTCCCTTTCGGTGTCCCGGTTTGACCCACTCCGCAGCCACCTTTGAAATCCTCTTCAACAATTGAAGGGCTGATTCATGTCGAGTGGTTGATCCTTCTGGGGCTTTCTGGGGAATAGTAATGACCGCAGTGTCATGGGGTCTAAAATATTCGTCTTCAACTAGCTCTGGGTGATAAATTGATAAATGAGTATAAATGGCTTCGTTCTTTCCCACCCTGATCCTTCGCACATAATAATCATTATGCCAAGCGTGGATACCAGAACTGGTCCCAAGAACAAGACTCGTAGTACCTGCGGGTTTTACAGTTGTGCAACGGGCGGCGGTTTTAATCCCAATAAGTTCTGAAACTCTTTCGTTTTCTTCCTTGACCACTTTGGCAGCGCTTTTCATATCTAACTCAAGCACAGCACCAGATGCAATGCCCGTCATTGATACACCAATGAGCGCATCCTTTTCGGTGTTCCTGCGCCATACATCGCGCAGATAATGAAAGTCGGAGTAACCAGCTTGGAGCGTGCCAATGAAGGCTGCAACCTTTACACGCGCTTCGTAATCCTCTTGCGACTTGACATCACTAACGTTTACCTCCGTCAAGTTACAAAATTGATAAGAGCGTAGTGCAATCTCACAACAAGGATTGGTTCCCCAATCTTTATCATTAGAAAAATAGAATCCCGGTTCGCCTGCGCCAGAAGCTTTTACACGCTCCCAGAGATTGTCGAAAAATTCTTTTGTAATTCTATGTCGTAATAAAACGACTGAATTATTTGCCCGTCCTCTTTGTGGGTTTTTCTCCCACCAATTACCAGTTTTTGCAGCCAGCATTTCCCCGTCGTCAGCAGAGAAGAGACTGATGAGAGCAGCACGGCGAATGCCACCAGCAAGAACAGCATCGGCAATGTGACAAACAATGTCATGTACCTCCACAGGTAATAGCTTATCTCCGTCAGATTTTTCATGAAGTATTCCCCTCACCTTGACCAGACACTCACGAAGAGGTTGTGGTCCCGGTGCTTTTCCTCCTGATGTAATTAGTCTGGCACCCTTCGGACGGATGTCACTAAAGTCAAATCTTACCTTTGAACCACCATAAAAATAGTTTCGCATCAAGGCTTTGACCGCATCAGCCCAGCCCTCAATGCTATCCCCGATCAGGAAACGACGAGTTCGATTTGGGTTGGGTTTGCGGATCTCTGGGAGTTTTTCTACATGGTGCTGTTGGACGCTGTACCCCACTCCTGTGCCGCCAAGGAGCAAAAACATAATCTCACTGAACACACGCCAATCATCGATCGGCGCAAACGCGCAATTATAAATTCGTGAAGGATTGATCTCGATCGGTTTGCCGCCGAACTGCATGGAGCGCATCGAGGGCAATACTTTTTTAGCCAACACCATTTTATATGCAACGTTGATCTCATCCTTTAGATCTGGATAAGTTTTAATATGCATATTTTTATTTCTATTGACAAGTTCTTTCCACGTTTCTCTGCGTTCTTTCTTGGGAAGATACTTGGCGTACTTCATGTAAACAGTAACATCGGATAAAATTTCTTTTTCAAGATCCATTCTTTGCTCCGTCTTTAAACTTTTTATATTTTTCTCTCAACGTTTCTTGCTGGCGCTTCGCGGCTTTCTCGTTAATTTCATCCACCGTTTCATTGGTAGCTGGGAGGATCTCAATCTTAATGTTACTCGTATCCATAAAGATCGGATACACAAGCCCATCTGGTCCATTTCTGTTCTTTGCCACAAAGATGCGACCAGAGTTTGTTGTCTTATCGTTAATGGTTCGCGACAAAGTGAAAATAAAATCAGCCACAAAACATTTGTTAAATGCTTCCGAAATTGCTTCCATTGTTACTACTTCTGCATTAAGCCCACTACGATTTGTTTGACTTGCTGTCCAGACCGGACATTCCAACTCTTGTGCCAAACCACGAAGGTCTTCATAAATAGTTTCTAATTCGGTGCGTTTCTCCTTATAAGTTCTTTTCGGAGATAAAAGATCGGCATAATCTACAATAATCATATCAGGCTTAAAATCTGTGATCTTAAGCTTTTCCAAATGTTTCCGTAATGTTTCCACACTGGCAGATTTTGTGGGGTATTCCTTCACAATTAGTTTGCCCTCAATGTCCTTTACCTGCTCATAAATCATTTCTTTAAAGCTGAACAAATTCTTTAAACCGACACCCGTAATACAAGAATCATAGCGAGAAGCCACTGAGGTATCAAGCAACTCTAGAGTATAATGAACCACACTTTTACCCGCCTTGACCGCTTGCGCCCCCAGGTGAACCAACGCCATTGATTTGCCTGCGCCGGTTGGTGCAATTACCACTCCAAGCTCGCCGCGACCCAAGCCACCCTTGGAAATATCATCAATAATTTTCCAGCCTGTTGATTGGGGGTTGCGCTCTTTAAGTTCGAATCTTCGTTCAAAGTCCAGAAGATAATCATAACCATGATCATTATCAAGACCAAGCTTCAACGCTCCGTCGATCACATCTTTAATTTCATCAAACGAAGAAGACTTCAAAAGTGATGCTGACTTCATAATCGCTTCTTTAAGCTTTTGCTTTTTACAAAAATCGAGCGCGGTTGTTTTAATATAATCAATATCCTCAATTTCATCATTGGTCGCAACGCGAACAAAAAAGTCCTTGACCTGTTTCTGAATAACCTCCGTTTCTTCATCCAAGCGTGTCTTAAGAATTGTCGCCATCGTCTCGATGGACGGGTGAGACTTGTATTCTTCTCGGTATTCGGATAGCTTTTCTATAAAAATGCGTAGATATCTCTTCTCCAAGAAATATTGATCGAACACGTCAGACATTTGATCGTGAAAAGTTCTATCATAAAAAAGAGTCTTAACAAGCCTCTCTTGAAACGATTTCCCAAATCTTGAAAAATCTTCTTGCTCAAAATTCTTCATGTTTCCCCCTCGTATTGTTCTTGTTATTGTACCCTAAATCTGACTTTTTTGCAAGGAAATTTTTCTCATTGTTGCGTAAAGTAAAGAAAAATTATATTCTCCGAAACCATCTTTGATCATCATTTTCTGGATGTTCATTTGACTAAAATCGGCGTTCCACTCATCGAGAACCCAATCGATTTTTTTAGCAACTTGTGGAGAGATCATCGGAACATATAACTGCATTAAATCATAGTTGCCCTTAATGGTTTCCGCATGTTTAATAATCGATTCATGAACTTTAA